TGCTTGCCTTAATTTCCACCTCAAGGGTTGCTATTCGCGCCGCCAGATATTCTTTGTCTTTTGCTCTGTAATAAGCATATGTTAATAGTAGCTCTTTGCGTTTTCCCGCATCGGCTTCTTTCCAAATTTGGTCAACTTTCCTGAGTCTTTCAACCTCTTCTTCGGTATATATTCTCACCGCGCGAATGCTGGCTTGCGCACCTTCGCTTGCGTCTTTTGTTTTTTCGCCCAACCCATTAAGCGCATCTGAGAGTTTTTCAGTATGCGCTATTTGCACCTGGTATTTTATCCCCAATTCAGCAATTTGATTATTATGAAGAATTTCCGCCTCGGCAACAGCAGTTAACGCCGTTTGGTATTCTGCGCTTCCTGCTATTAGTTGTTTTGTTACTTCTGCTTTTAATTCAAGCATAGGCATAGAAGCATCTATTTTTTGAGCGCGTGATAGCTCGGTAAGCTTTCCCTTGAGATCTGTAATTTTAACGCCGTATGATTCGTATCTTTTGATAATCTTGTCTATCTCAAATGATAAGGTTTCTTCCGGGATGCCAACAAGCCGAAGCGTGTGTATTCTGCTAAGGTTTGTAAAGTCTTCGTCTACTCCCCGTGTGGAACCCGCTGACATTTTTTCAAGATTTTCCCTCGCCCGCTCAAGGGCTGCTGCCGTTTCATCTGCGCCGCGCTTTGCCTGCTCAAGAGCAACTTTGATATTTGATTCTTGTATACGGGAAAGGTTCATTTCAAGCTCTAAAGATTGCTCATTTAGTTCTTTTATTCTGAGCTTTGCGTCAGCATATAAATTTGCTTTGTTTGCGGCAGAGTCATAGGCTGTTGTTGCCGTGCTTTCCAAGAATAAAGCAAGGTTTTCTTCGGCAAGTTTATATTCGTCAGTCCCTTTTTTTGCCCCGTTATATTTTTCCATCAATTCTTCAAGCGTTTCTTTTCTATCATTGACAGCGTTCACCAAAGTAGTAGTATTTCTCTTTAATGCCGTGGTTGTCAGGTCAACACTGTTATATAACAAGTTTATATTTCTACTGACCTCGTAAGCAAAGCTTTTCAGTGCTTGCCCTATCGGTCTTAATGAAGCCGCAATGTTGTTGGAAAGTAATTTTGCCTGGTTGACTTTTGTGTGAGACATTTTATCAAATGCTTTGTCAGAAGCGCCCAGCGCGTTATTCATGGAATCTAAATCATCGGCTGCCATTTTAGCATTTATGCCCGTAAGCCCCAGGACTGCATTAAGCCCCTCAACTCGCCCCATCATTTCACGAATTTTATTCTGGCTTCCGCCCGCCATATCCCGGACTTTAGCAAGCGCGTCTTGGTACGTCATCGTTGCAGACCAACCGTCACCAAGCACATTATTGAGACTCAATAAAGATGCTCTTATCTGCGTTAATGCTACGCTGGTCGGCGTTCCCTGTTTCGTAAGAGTTGCAACAGCGGCAGAAACCTGTTCAAATTTTATGCCAGCCGCCGCTGCAATCGGAGCGGCGGTAGCGATATTATTGGCAAGCTCAGGGAAAGTTGTTTTTCCCTTTTTCACTGTCTGAAACATAACGTCTAAAACACGTCCTGCTTCGGTTGCCGGCAGCTTAAACGCATTTAGTACTGTAGTGAGTCCGTCAACTGCTGTGAGCGTGTCTGAGACACCCGCAACAGCTCCCCTTGCTGCTTTCGCAAGAATTTCTAAACCAGCCGCGCCATCATACCCGGCAGAGACTACTTGATAATAAGCTTTTGATAAACCCACAACACTATCGGGAACTGTTCTTGACATATCTGACAATGCTTGTGACATTTCGTCAAAATGTTTAGACACATCATCTGATATGGTCATGACTTCGGTCATCGCCGATTCAAATTCTTTTTCAAGCTTGTATGCGTTCGCAGAAATGGCAGCAAAAGCCACACCCGCAGAAAGCGCCAAGCCCACAAACACATCTGTTTTGGTTGTATTGGCTTTTAGTTTGGCGATGATGCCCGTAATAGCAGCCGCGTCAGATTTCATGCTGCTATGGTTTATTCTAGCATTCCAATACAAGCCATCATCGCCCTTAATGTTTAACGCCATTTTTCTATACCTTCATAAGTTCAGTAGTTTTATCAATAAGCTGTTCGTGTGCTCTTGTTTCGTTAAAAATATCCCATCGCATGGTAAGACGACCGTAAAGGGTTTCTATCCCACCATTCAAATATTCACCGGACAATTCAAAATCTTTTTTTCTGAAAAAATATACCGCAAGCCAATTATAAATTGTTGGTATGTTCATCTTGTAATTTACGCATAACATATATTCGTGATTGTCCGGGTCTTCTTTACTAAGGTCAATCGCGTATTCAAACAGTGCTGCCGCTTTATCGTCATCTTTCCCCGCGTAATAATTTCCGAGCATTATATACACATCAATAAGCCGCTTCGAATACTTCTCTTCTGCGATACCTGTAATACGCTCGGCATTTTCTATATCTCCGCTCGCCACATATGACGCCACAAGATGGATAATTACAGATAAATGTGCATACCAGCCGATGTGATACTCTGTGTTTTCCATGAGCTTTATCCACAATTCGCCGTACTCGATAGTTTTAGGATAATCCCGAAGGGCATAGTAAGACTTAGAAATGTGATTTATAACGTGAAGGTCTGTGGGATCTGTCTCGTATTCACTGAGCAGCATAGGAAGAGACCGTTCGAGTATTTTCTTTTTTGCAAGCTCTGGATCGCCTTCCCATAAATACCCGTAATGATTAAAAATTATATTGTCTGCAATTAAATAAGGTGTTTCGGAGCGTGGTTTGTTGTGGGTTTTTCTCGTATATATTGGCTGTCTATCATTTATAAACATGCGCGCCTGCATGAACTCTGTATATTGGTTGTGGTCTTGCGTATATATATTATGTATTGATACAAAAACGGTTTTGAACTCTTCGCATTTTGGGTTAAGCAGTACTGTCTTTATATTTTCCGCACTTCCCGGGATAAGCTCTTCATCCGCATCAATGGTCATGATTCTTTTCCCCCGCGCCATGCCAACACAATAATTTCGCGCCACAGAAAAATTCCATGGAGTAAAGTCTTTTTTTGTAACATTATCGGTGTATTTGTTCGCAATTTTTACTGTATTGTCTGTGCTTCCCGTATCGACTACAATCAATTGGCACCAATCCATAGTCAGCAATGGGCGAAGACTTTCAAGGCACCGAGGCAAGTTTTTTTCTTCGTTTTTGACTATCATACATATACTGAGTTCATACTGTGCCGATCGCTTTTTTCTGTTTTTCGCTAAAAAAGCCCGTTTAGCTCTTCGATACTGTTTATTTCTTCCACCGCTATCTTGCCGCCGGCGTCCTCGCTTTTCTTGTGTTCCGGTATCGACTTCATGAGCATTAGTATATTTGTAAATGATATTTCGCATAGCACCTCATTCCATGAAAATCTGTAATATTTAACAACTGTCCCGATTATTCGCCAGATGTTGGGGTGTTTGTCGCTACTGTCTCCTCCGGCTTGACAAGATTCAGAACTCTCAACAAGCCCATACAGGTAAAAAAATCGTTTATCCGCATCTGCTCGATAGCAATTCTGGTTAACTTTAACATCTCCGGGGCTGTAAGATTGTTTTTCAGAAATCGCCTTAATAACGCACTCGGTTTTTTTGCGTTGTTAGACAGTGCATAAGCGATAATATCAATAACTGCATTCGTGTGCTTTATGATGTCCGCAGGCTGTTTGATTGCGTTATAATCAATACCTATGAGTATATCTGATACACTGAGTAGCGTGGAAGCCGTGAAAGGATTTAGCGAAAAAGCGCGCTTTTTTGGAATCCCAAACCTGTGATACCATCGCAGTGATACAACTTCTATTTCTATCTCAATGCCCTTTTGCGTGATTGTTTTCGTCGCCCTCGACAAAACTTCATTTTCATTAATGGTGCTGGTTTCTTCCTTCATGTTTGCCTTTCTATTTTCGGGTAAATAGGGGGGGGGCGGATTCGCGCCGCCCCCCGCTTACATCATCGTGTAATTACGATTACACCGATTTAATGGTTCTCGTCATGGGTTCGTTAGTTCCGGCTTTTAATACAGTGCCCTGAAACGCTATGCTCCCCGGTACTGCTTTGGAGAATTTTAGTTCTCCGCCGGCGCGTAATGACAATCTTGGAATTTCAAACTCCATGTAATAACCACCATACGTTTTTGTAGTAATTTTCACTGCCCGTTCCATACTGAGAACAGATGACGTTGGTGCTTTCCATATTGTAGTGCCGCTCTCGGATCCGCCAAAAGCCAGGACAAAGGTATCGTTGCCCATATCATATGTTGCGAACTCGATACCTTTTGTTGCTGGTCCCAAAATCTCAACATCGACATCGTTTGACTCTTCCGTGTAAAACTGCGCCGCTTCAGGCGTGGCAAAAGCCATCTTCGCCGTTTCCGGTACGGTGTGCCCGATAGACTCCAACGATCCCACTGCTGGCATAGAATAATCTGCGTTACAAGGGCCGTATAAGATGCTTTCCAGCCCCACAATTCTATATGTAGATAAGCTCATAAATTGTCATCCCTCTTGTTACTCTTTCTCTATTAAAAAGTTCACCCGTATACACACATAGCTCATGGTTCTTATCCCCTCGACCGGGAAAAGTGACTCACTTGCTATTGACAGCCTCATGTATTCACCTGTTTCACTATAATCCTCAATAGCCGAAACAACTGAGTCTGTGATGGTTTTTAATACTGTTTCATCGGGTGTACCATCATTTCTGTCTGGTGCAAATATGTTTACTATTATAGTGCCCTCTTGCAACAGTCCCACGCTCGGCTTGTTTGACAACACATTTATACCGATATGAGTATTATTAAGCTCTGTAGGTGGCTGTCTTCGCCATATCTCGCCGTCAATGTGCATTGTAACCGATGCTATATATAGAACGTCAAAAACTCTGGTAAGAATGTCAAAAGAGGTTTTCACTTGGTATATCCTAATTCTTTTTTGAAAAATTCAAGCAACTCTGCCGTTGGCATTACGCTGTCAGTAATTACATCAAAATTCCGTGATTCAACAGCGGCAGCATACTCCATGCCAGCAAAACAAATGAGCATAAAACCATCTGCCTTTTCTGCATTGATTATTCCCTGCACAAACTCATTTGCTTTGTTTTTTCCGGCTACCTTGCCCTTCAAATCTTTTTTTACTATCTTGCCTTCTTTTACAACCACATAGCCGATTGAACTTCTGAGATTGCCCGTTCTGTCTTTGTACGTTTTGGTGCTTCTCGCAAGATTTACAAACTCCTCACCTACTCGTGACAACGTTAAAATCATGATGCGTTCACGTTCATCTGCGAAATCGGTTATTTTGTCAACAACAGATTTCATGGTAAAACACGGTACTATCCCGCCATAATTAGCCACAATAAAGTACTTTCTGTTTTTGATAATTCGGGACTTGCATTACTGTCAATTTCTCAAGTCCGTATATCAGCCGAGCGCCCTTTGGAATATCTCCCAATCCGCTCGTATTCGGCGGGAAATAACACGTATATGAGTAAATAATCTTGTCACCATTAGTGTCTATAATCGACTTGAACGCATTCGGCTCCATTCTGCACGTAAAGAGTGCTTCCGTCTCTGTTCCGGGCGTATAGACACCCGTAGCAGGGCTTACCGTGCCCTCGTCATTATATTTTATTGTAACCTCGTCCGGATATCGCTTTACCACAAAGATTCTCCCGATATTTTAGGTGCATTTACCCTGCTGGCGCGTTCGGGTAGCTCTTCACCCCATTTATCATATAACTGTTCCCTGAGAAATCGGCAGACTTGGGGCGTGTATTTTTCTCTATATCCACCCTCTGCAAATTCAGGATGCCCAGCCAAATACAAATACATATCTGCCAATGCCAGATCTATTGATTGGGCATTGGCAGAATCGTAAGAGCCACTTGCGGTTATTTCCCGATCTAACAATATTTTGGTGAATAAATTATCATTGCTATACTCGATTAATGACTGTAGTGCCTCAAGGTTTGTCATTAAGAAGCCTCAAGCCCGTCTGCTGCCACTTCACAAACATCAAGGCGCATACAGGAATTAACTGAACTCCATGACGGGAAGGCGTTAATCTCGCCTTTTGTAAACTCCTGGAGAGGGTCGGGCTGTGAGAATTTGGTGACAAGCACGTTGTTTTTCTTTAGTTGCGTGCCGTTACCATTTACGCCAAACACTTCCTCCGCCATCGGTGCATGTAGCATGTAACCGAGCGGCCCCGCAGGTGCAAACAGAATATAATTATCAGTCCATACATCAAGTGTGGTCTGGGCGTATTCAATATTTTCTGAAATCACCTGCCGGTCAACTATTTCAATTTGCGGCAATCTCTGAGACTTCAAAAAAGCGTTTGCGGCTTCAACCGATGGGGTGGGTGCGAAAGAAGCGGTATGCAGGTTGCCCGCTCCCATATAGGGCGCGCAAAGATTAATTACCTGCGTTGCCGAAACAAACTGAGCCCACTGCGTATCATTCATATATATTTTCCCGAAACGCAAGCCGATGGCTTTACCCGCCTTTACTACAGCAATAATATCAGTGATGGGGAAAAGCTGTGCTGCCGTACCCGTGTCCCATGCTCTTGTGGCTGTTCCTGTTTCTAGTGCTCTCTTATTTGCCGCAGGCATTTGAAAATCAATATCATGCTCGGTCACGGTCCCGTTGCCATTGTTTGAAGATGTCAGGGAAACCTTAAGATTAGACAGGGCTTGATAAGCAAGCCATTCGAGACGACCGAGACAGCCCTTGACGACAAAATCTATATCATTATAGATCATGTCCAGGATCGCTTTATGTCCCGCCGTGCTCGCCATCGCGCGAAAACCGATAAGCTTATTCATGTCTTTTTCGGTCATTGACCGCTTAACGCGAACAGAAGGAATTTCTCCCTTGAGAACACTCAAGACTTTACGTGACTTGAGCGGAGCCGGTGAGTTCCACCCAACAACATCAGCAGCTACGATAAGCCCCTTTATGCCTGATATCGTCTCGTAGCTGATAGTCGGATTCGGCTGCCAGGGGAACAAGCTGGTGAATGCGAAACCCTGCATATAATCAAGTACTCGCAGGTATGCTTCCGCGTTCTTTTTGCTAAATTCATTTAAAACACTATTTTCCATTTATGTCTTAACTCCTTGTTTTTTTAATTATTTGTTCTGCCATTCCAATAATATAGATTTTTAGATAAACAACACTCTGGCAGAAAGGCTTGTTTTGTCCGCTGTCGTTGCAAAGGTCGGTAACAGACTTTCGTTCACCGTCCCGCGTACAACGCCATCAGTAAAGATATTCTGTAAATCAGTGCCGTCCGCTTCCTGGTACTTAACGGTATCGCGTAACAATGCTGATGCCGCGTGTTTATTGGTGGAAACTGCCGATGTAAGAGCTTCGAATAACAAATCGTTGGTGTCCATGTCAGCCGCGCCAGCCAGTGCCGAAGCCAGCGTTACGGTGTCATATGTGGCGCCTCGCGTTATTGCAGAAATTCTTTGTGGCGTACGATCCCCCGGCGTAATAAAATCGCCAACCTTCAAGAAATTATTGATATTGATATACATTGTAGTACCGGCTGATGTTAATGAAGCGGTAAGCTTTACTGTCTTCACAACTTCATAAAGTTTGCCGCTATTAACTGCGACCAACTGCCCTTCTTTCACCTCATACTTATCAGATGGCAAATTGGCAGTTGAAAGAGTGATACCGCCCTGGATTCCCTCGGCAATGCTCACAAAAGGAGACAGGTACTTGGTATCCGAGGTAGAACTTATTTGTAAACCCATATATGAAAACTCCTGATTGTTTTTTTGTTAATTTTGAAGTGCTATGCTTACTTCTTGCCGATATAAATTTCACCCCGCTCTGCCGCGAGTTCAAGCGTTGCTGCATCCGCCTGGTCTTGCGTCATTATACTGGTTGCAGGTCGCCCGCCAGTTTTCGCAAGAAGCGCGTCATTATTTGCTTGAATGCTTATCCCCATATCCACTTTCAGCATTTCCGCTTTTTTTGCAAGCGTGTCCGCTGTATCCGTGTCTTCGATGGCTATATATTTAGACAATTCAGGTGATAGCCCCGCCGCTTTTATAGCTTCGGTTACAAGTGACTGTTGAGTACTTTTCTTCCCGGTTGTTTCGATTGCAGCCAAACGCTCTTCAAGTGGTTTTGTCGCTGCCGTTATTGTTTCGGTAAGTTTTGTAATAAGTTCGTTCTGGTCGGGTGTTTTTGTATCCACTTCACCGCCTTCTGCGTTTTTCGTCTTACCCGGTGATGGGTCTTGCGTCTCTTTCGCCGGGAGCATGGCCTTTACTGCCTCCAGTTGTTTTTCAAACTCATCTCTGAGTTTTGTTGCGTGTGTCTCAAGAGCCTTCGTTACGCGCCTGTCTGCCTCTGATTCAAGCGCATATTCATACACCGCTTTCGGTATATCTTCTTCCTTTTTGACTTTTGCGGCGATCTTTTCCACCCGTGTAGCGTCATTGAGTATGTCGTTAAGTCCCAGCGTCGTAAGCTGTTTCTTGATTATGTCCTCAAACATGCATTATCTCCAATTTTACATAAAAAAAAGGCTAAATGCTCGTGTAGTACTCAAGCATTCAGCCCGGTTATTCCGACTCTGAAATGTGGTGCTATTCCCTGTTTACAAATATGCGGCACAAGGCAAACCGCAGAAAAAAATCAGTTTATTTTTCGGGTGTCTTCTCTTGTTATTCGGAGTGCTTTCCCAAACTGTATTGCAATGGATACAGTCCCGAAAAATTTTTTCTGGCTTCCTCCACTGATGTTTTTTCTGACAACAAGTCTTTCAATACTATCTATCAAGCTGTCAATATCTATATTATCCGTTTTTTCACTCACGCCCAAATATAACCTTTTTTTTACATTTTTGTCAAGTCTTTTTACATATATGTTATATATATGCGCAAAAAAATATATTTACATCTTGGTAAGACGTGCAAAAACCTGCTTTCTTGCTTCTCGGCTTGAGGCGATCTGTCGCCAGAACTGCCGCCCCTCTTGTCTGCTGAAATTGTTTCTGATATAACAGTCAAGGTTTTCGAGAACGGTGACCGCGCGCTGTAATTTCCACATGCGGTATTTTCCGATTAGTTTTTTAAACATCTGGCTATCCAATTTTTATTATTGTTTCGTGGCTGTTCCCGCTTGCATCAAGTACCGTCCCGATAGCGTCAATTGGTTTTGTGCATGTAATTTGGATGATATCCCCGTTTTGCTTAATGCTATATTCGCCAACTCTCGCAATAATTTGCGTGTTTCCGGGCGTTTCAATAACGAATGATTCGTTGCCCGTAAGACTACAAATAGGCTCTTTTTCTTGCCCAGCACGTTTTTTCTGTGTTTGCGCTCTGTTATTCTCACTCACTTATACCTCCAGCAAAAACGTTTCAATTGCTTCGACCTGGGCTTTTATCGTATAGCCACTGTCAATGATCACTTGCCTTATTTCCTGCCCGTGCGCCCCATCGAGCCAGAGCGAATCGGCGGCATCTTCAGGTGTATTAAATAGCCATTCTTTGGGGTATAAGGCTTTCGCCCCATCAAAATTATGGATAACCGGGCGTATTCCCCGTGCCGCCGCTTCGAGCACTGCCACGCTGTGCCCTTCATGAATGGATGTGTGTAAGAGCGCGCCCTTGTCAGCCCAAAACTTGTCCATCTTTTCACGTGACAGGTGTCCATAAAATACAATGTTATCATTAAGCCCCATTTCTGCTGTCATGTATTTTAGATATCCGCCGAACTGAGCATCTTGAATAGCTCCTGCCCAATGTATTCTAAACTCGTCATCAATATCTTTTAACATTCGGGCTATCGGTAAAACAAGCTGTGGGTTTTTTCGGCTATTAATACTTGACACGACAGCAATATCAAACATGTGTCCTTTGCCGACAATATCAATGTTTTCGTGGTCTACGCCATTATATATAACTGTTTGCTTCACTCGGCGCGGTATAGAAAAACCGCCTTGGTTGCGTACCGTTTCCCGGATATGTTCAGCAACAAATATAAGACCATCGACTTGAGACCATGAAATGTTTGCAGGCATTTGCGTAAATGCCTCATAACGGTGGAGCCTGACAAAGACTTTCTTTTTTTTGCCCGGTGTTCTTGCTATCATTCGTGTTCCCGATATCGCAACGTCATTTGCCCACTCAAACCAGATATAATCACCCCACGCAATCGCGTCCTCTACATCCTTCTCTGAAGATACCACAAAAATTTTTGTCTCGAACTGATCAATATATTCAGTCCATTCGAGAAAATTATCCAGGCTTTTCAGGCAAATTACTGCAAGTTTTGGTTTGTTCATAAACTACTTTCTCCTTTTGTGTTTGCCATCAACTTGTTCGAACGCATATCTTGACAAATTTGAGTACCGGTGCGGTATTGCTGCGTAAGCTTCTGCCGGGTTTTTCGGGAGCAATTTATCTTTATCGAGCATGTTTTGTATCATCTCCTCGAATCCCGGATCTTGCGATTTTGCAACCAGCTTGTTATTGATAAGTTCTATTGTGCATCGCTCTTTCCCCGTGTAGTCAGTAATACTAATCATTACAGGTTTCTTTTCCATTTGACCGCGTATTCCATTTGTAATATATATTCTATATTATCTGCCCTTATCTTCAAGCCCTCTATGGCTTTTTCTCCTATGTTGCTATTTTCCAATGTTTTTATAAATGCATCTGATCTTATTTTCTTTAAGCCCTGCGCAAAACTTTCAACCTCTTTTTTTGTCATGAGCTTAAAGGCATTTCTTACCTGAACTCTTTCACCTTCATGGAGCGGTGACGGGTCAAAGCTATCAAATAATGACAGTCCATTATCTATGTATACATATTTTTTTTCTTTTTTGTTGATTAGATAATTTAAACGATGCCTGTCGGTATTCTGTGTCAACAAATCAAACAACTGCATTTTTGCTGTTTCTTTTTTCTTCCATACAGGTATTTTTTCACCATAAAAACTGTTCAGCACTTCTTCGGCATCAACCCACTGTTGTGCTGATCCAATTTTCCCGTTTACCTTACGCTTGACTGTCAAGGGTACTCTGTTTATTCCCATTTCTTTATCAATCAAATAAACAGCCCGCTCCCTGTCTGCAAGACTTCCGCCAACACGGTCGATCAAATAGCTATCTTCCCCAAACTCTGGCTTGAATACAAAATCACCAGACCCTTCAACTGTCATTTTGTATGATTTGTTTATCCCGCTGTTGCGTGTAATACGATTAATTTCTGTCACATCGCCATTTATTGCAGCGGCCTCAATCTGCTGTTCTACTGTCATTGTCCCCATGGCGGCGGTTTCTGTGCTGTAAATGTTCCCTGTGAGTAAATCGGGAACTTCTGTTGTCAATACACTCTTTTTAACCACCAGCCCGGGAGTAAAATTGTCCTCAATAAAATAAGGCTTTTTTGCCATGCCCTTTATTGCTGGCTTTCTGGCATTAATATATATTTTTGCTGCCCTTGGAATGGCGGCGACGTTACTTTTTTTATTAAATTTACCGCTCTTTATATATGCGACAAAATCTTTTTTATCAAGCATTTTCGCTGTCGTGTAGCATAAGCACCAGGGATGCCAGCCGCTGAATATAAAGTTTTTAGGATAATCGCCCGCCATTGAATCACAAATATCAAGGCGGGGGTGGGAGTGACTTAAATGAACAGTGAACCCGGTCACGAACGGCAATTGTTTTCTTCGTTCGTGATCCGATAATCTATATGCTATGTTGGTTTCTGTTGCTGCCGTCCGAAGAGCGTTCTTGTATGAAGAGCGATAAACGCCGCGCCCCGGATGAAACGCTTTCGCGGCTTTGCTCAATACAAGATTACCGTCCGCGTCTCTCACTCGCCTGAATAGCTTGTCAGGCTCGTTTAGCAAGTGTCTTATGTCTCTGCTTATCGCTCTCGCACTGCGTCCTGTGGCTATCCCTGCGCCCAAATAAGTATCAAGCTGGTCTCTGGTATTATCAACAAAATTCCAAACACGACCGCTCAAGTCAAGTCCCTTGTCGGAACGCTTAACAAACGCATTAAGGGCGGTGATATTTATTTGATTCATAGACGTTGCAAGCCCCGCAGGTATTTTCACACCCTTACTCATGCCGACTACGATGCCATTCCACTTCTCGTTTGCAAGACTCCATTGAGATACAGCACCGTCTTGAATGCTCTTGTATACGCCGTCATGAAGCCCCGTGAGCGTTCGTTCTATCTGTTTGGCTATCTGTGCATTGCGTTTGAAGAACTCGCCCGTATACGGCATATTTGCTAAACCTTTTTTCGCCCTGTTCTTTACAAATCTGTCAATATCTTTTGCGATATTATTAGCAGATTGTTTGAACATTTTGGCAATCTTCCCGTTACAAGAAGAAAGGTTTTTGCCGTTATTTTTGCCGATTAAGCTGAGCATATCATTTAAGTGTTGCTTTTCGTAATCTAATTCACTTGCCAATATATATTTACTCCCCTGATTCGCTGCATTTTAAAACCAAGTATTAGGAATAACACACCATAAGTCTTGATTGTTTGGCGTTTTTTCTTTCTCTACCCAAATGAGTTTTTCTACCAGCCTGCGGTTGTCTGCTATAAATCTCGCTGAGATAATCGCCAGCGTTTCACTTTCAAATCGTAATAATTTTATATCAAAACCAACAGAGTCAGATGTAATCAGTGCTTTTTCCCTTGCCACAGCGAGACGTTCGTCGGCTTCTTTGCCGGGGTGTCTTTTGAGCCATGATCTCTGTACGTATTTCTTGGTTTCTTCGTAATCTTTTGCGTGTAATGTCGTAAGATAGTGAGCAACATTTTCAATTACTCTCTGTTTTTCCTGCATTTCTGCTTTTTTACACTTAAACCATCTCCATAATATTGGTAGCATAATTTATTCCCCGTATTCTTGTGTACATAGTTTCCATGCTAGGCTTTCTGTTATCGTCTCATCGCAGACAACCAACACAGTGTAAGACTCGTCTTCGAATTGATACGCTACCACTCTGTAGCCTTCGTCATATAGCTCATTGATAGCCACCACAACGCCTTCTGTGTCACATGGCTCATCATAATCCCACCGTAGGACTCTGTATGCTTTTGGTGTGCTCATTTTTAACGCCCCCTCTTCTGCGGTTTTTACCCAACAAAGTTTATGTTGCTTGCTATAAAGTCGAGTTATGTACTGATGCGGGGTTCACACCCCACACGCCCCATATAGAAGGGGAATACGGTGCTTTCTCGCAAACTACCCTGTGTCGCTGGTCATAAGGTTCAACTTCTTTATTGACAGGATAAAACCTTACGATAACATCACACGTGGTTTCGCTTTTGGGCTTGGCACTCAACACTTCATATCGCTCAATATCGTCCCACCCATCTGTTTTATGTATCTGCTCAATATACTGCTGCACATATTTGCTATTCCGCGTCTCGATCCACGTCTTCTGTATATATTTTTTTACCAACTCCCAATCTTTTTTTGACATTGCGTTCAGGTAATTTATCACCGCCTCTTTTGCTCGATCTTTGTCTGAGTTTTTCATTCTCTTTTCCTTGTGCAAAATGTTATTGTTATTCTTACAAGTTGTAACTGTCACCAACAAGAGCGGCTGATCTGGCGGCGTCCTCTGTTGCCATTCTGTCATTCTCTTCTGCCGGATCATCAATAAGCGGATTTTTTGATACTGCTGTTTCGCGTGACATAAGAGACTCGCCGCCTGTCGCGACTGTTAAATTCTCAATTAATTCCGTGATGTTTTCAGGCAATGGATTGTGAAATTCTATATTTATATCAGTCTCTTGTAATTGGGTTACCAATTTGCTGTCGGTGACAGAAAGCATTGCTCTCAATAGATTATATCTGCGCTCAAAACACTCGCCAAAAATCTCCTCTTTATTATTCGCTTTAAGTATAGCGTCTAAAAACATAAGTTTCAATGCTATCCCGCTTACGTTCCCGACCCCCTTTACATTGTTAAAGGAGATATCTGGTGTTGAAGTAAGGCTGTATATAAATTCTTTGAGTGTATCAATTTCCAGCTTTACGCTATCAGGTGATTGATTCCATGTAATATAATCTATATCCCCATATTCCACCTTGCCATCAACTGATGTTGACCCGTTTAATCTGAAAACTTTTCCGGCCTCATCTTTGTCTGGAGGGTTCTCAATCTCGCCCTTGACTTTCACCGCTGGTGACGCAAAATAGTCATTTGTATCTGCGTGTTTACTGACCACTATTTCAAGTCTGTCGATTAATGTCTGTATATCTTTCCACTCCGGAGCTTCTTGAGAATAATAAATTACCGGGATTTTCCCATACGGGTTTTTTTGGGTTTCTTTCGCCCAACTTCCTTCGACCTGTGTAAAAAATACAAAGTCTGTATCTGTGTAAATATCTACGTGCTGTATTGCTTTTTCAGTGCCGTCAACCAATTCTGCTGTTGTATATTTGACCGCAAAAGCATCCATGTCTCCTGTTGTCGAGAAATGCGGGAAAATCTCATGTCCGTTTTTCGCCGTCAAGAGCATTACGCGGGGACTGAATTTCGCTGCCGTATTATCTGAGCCATTACCTGTATTTTCTTTCGTGTACCACAATTCGGCGGCTTGCGTTTCGATACAAAGCGCCCTCATGATTTTTTTATTGACATACCTTAACTTATTACGTTTGATAGTGCGATTTATCAGCGCAAACGCCTCGCCTGTGCTCTTTTCTTCGCTTTTTAGTGTTAAGGTAGGGGGGTTGCCGAGAAGAAACGCTACCGCTGTTTCTGTGACTTTTTTTTGAAGCGTTATAACTTCTTTGTTCAATACTACTGTTTTTTGGTCCGATCCCGTGCCCACTGTTTTGTTGACCCGCTTCAGGATGGCGTGAACGCCGTCATATTCGCCCTGCCACTTGTCCACCTCGAGGTCGTCATTCACTGGCGTTAAATATGCGATGGTTTTTTCGTCATCGCCCAGTGCTAATATTTCTTCTATAGTCAATGTTTTCCTCTGTTTTCCGTGCGCTCTCGTGTATAAATAAAGTTAAAATACATTCACTGCTGATCTCTTTTTGCTGATTCCCTTTATACCATCAAGTTCTTGCGTTAAAACATCGCTCCATGCGTATCGGGTCGCATCCGGCGCGTGGTTGTTTCTGTCGATCGGTTCGTTCAGTGTTTCGCCGTCTTTGTTTTTCCGGTATTGATAAAGAGAGTAGTCATTTATTACACCCTGTAGCCGTCTGTCAATAAATACATTGTGCTGATTTATCCATTGGATACCGTAATTTAGCGATCCCGCTCCCTTGAGTGCTGAGTAAGCACTTATGCCGTATTGTTGCAACTCTCTTATACTTTTTGGTTCTGCCGAATCACAATATATATTTTCGTTGCCGATTATTGGCTTTAGCCTGGTCGCTATAACGTCATTAGTTAGACCCCAATCATACAAGCCACCGAGCAAATAAAGGTCTTTCTTGTGCCGCGCCGTTCTGAGTGCTGCTGTCGGGTCGTTTGTAAAACCAAAATCAAGCCCGTTCCTGAATACGTCAAACATGCCCTCTTTCCCGGAGAGGTCTGCTATCTGCCAGTTTTTAAAGACCAGGTTGCCGAGAACGCCCCACTCGCCGAGGGTATAAACTTTGTAGTAATATTCGTCTTTTTCGCTTTCGAGGTCGCGCCTGTCTTCACTCGTTAAAAATCTATTGTTTTTATATGTCGTCTTGAGTATTTGTAAGTTATCATCTCGGTAACATGTATCGCTGTCTTTGAATTTCCCTTCAAAATACTCTTTATAAATCCAGTGAGAACGTGAAATCGGATTGAAGCTTAGCGTCATTCTTTTTTTGATATGTTTGTATCTTGTCGGCAAGACTCCCCGGAGACGTTTCTGTAATTCTTTCACGTCTTCTCGCTTTGTTTCTGTCGCCTCCTCATTCCAGATATCTGTTATAACGCCAATTTCCGGAGTGACTGACTTAATCTTTTGTACGTCATCAAGCCCCTTAAATATGATCTGGTAACCGTTCGCACAGGTTATAGTCATGTCAGACTTGTTAACACTGAATAGCTTCTCTACGCCCCACCCATATATAGTTTTTTTGATCTCGTTAAACGTAGACGTTCGGATTGTGCCCGCGGTATTTCGAACAATAAGATAGTTGCGCCCGCCCCGGAGCAGATCACCTACTGCTCTTTGCGACAAAAATACAGATTTCCCGGAGGAGGATCCGCCAAAATAAATCTGTATTCTTGTGCTGTCCTTTAAATATGGCAAGTATGAAGCGTTATATATTTCTGGTTCTATTACTATATTATATCTTATGATTTAGCCTATTAATCTTTATCGCCCGCAAGGGTTACTCTGATGTCAACAACTTTTGAGTCGTCATCTTCCGCATTTCTTCTGTCGCGCCACTTGGCGGGTGCTCTGTTTTTCAGAATAAATATGCCTGCTGTTATGTTTGGGTGGGCTTCTTTTGTCACCACCTCGATTTTTGTTACACGGGTCGGCTTACCTTCCTTATCCACATCATAACAAACCTTGCGTTCTTCATAAGTGAAGCCGAGCGCGCTTTTTGCATGTGCATTCTCTACTTCCGCAACATGGTCGTCAAGCCCTTCTTTTAAGGCTTCGTTAAATTCGGGATACTTTTTTGCGTATTTTATGAGCGTGGAGATATGGATTCTGAGATTTTTTGCGATTTGTGCTCTCGTTAACCCGTCCCGTGACCAAGCTTTTACCGTAGTTAGTCTCAGTTTGACGTTTATCTCGTATTTATTTGGTCGTCCTACCGCCATTATTTTTTCTCTTTTGCTCTTAATGCGATTGCTGCCATAATTTCAAGTGCTTTCCATGTGCTTTCATCGGAGAGCTTGTTATATTTTTTGATTTTGTCCAAGGCGTTTTTGACTATTTCTGCGGATTCAATCGGTATATTTTTTGTCTTCATAAGTGCCGATAATGATATATATTTATCCCTGTCTTTTTCAGGAATATCGCCCTCGGCATAATGCGCCTCAATAATATCACACATCTTGCTTATTATTGCCGATATATTACGGACATCTTCCCAATGTCCAGCGATTTGCAATGCTTTTTTGAATCTGTCAAATAGCGCCAGATCCACTTCATAAACATCTGCTTTTTTATCAAGCAATTTAATCAGATTATCAAACTGCTTTTTTTTATGCGGCAAAAAAACTATATTTAATAGTTCGAAATCTATATCAAAAGAAATTTCATCAATTGATACCTTGCCCGCTTCGATTTTCCGCTCAAGGTCTGGCAGCCCGGCTTTAATTCTTTCATCAATGTTGTTTATTGAACGGTATATTTCTTGCAACAAATCCTTATTATCGTCGCCCTGTAATGAGTTGTGTGCTAACTGTTTGGACCGTATTTCATCAACCGTTAGTTCGTCTTCTATAACGATGCAATGAATATCAAGTACGAGTGCTTTGCGCGCCGCCCTAATTCTGTGATGCCCTGAGATAATAAGAAAACAATCTTTCGCGCCTGGATGTGTTTTCTTAATCACAAGCGGCAGGGATTCAATTCGCTTGTCTTGCTTTATGTTCTCGGTAAGCCTTGCAAACTTTTCCGGTGACATTACACGGGCGTTTATATCCTGCTCTCTGAACATGTTTATCGGAATCAAGTAAATAGCAAGCCCGTTGCCCAAGTCGAGAAGCCGTTTCTCGGCAATCATTTCGCTTTTATTCGCCTTCATGCTTTTACGCCCTTCTGTTTCTGTCTCAACTCTTCGAGATAGTCAAAAACACACTGGTCGAATGTACGGTCATGCCAATCCGTCTGATAGCTGATTTTATATAAGCCCTCTGGCAAATGCTCTCTTGCCGTAACTTTTAGCAACCCATTGTTTTGCTTCGCCTTCCTATACTTGGCAAGACAAACAGTGCTGAGACCGTGCATATCATATATTCTATTTGACTTTAAAAATGTCGCGTAAAGAAATTTCTTAAATTCTTTACAAGTTATTGCCATCATTAATAACCGGTTGGCTGTCGGGAAGTCTTTCAGCGGAGTGCTGAACCCATAGTTTTCAAAAATATGGTTGGTTACTCTCGCAAATAAATTCTCTGTATGCAGCCCGATAGTTCCGAATATTTTCCCGTCCAATAGCATAGCTACGTAGATTCTTGCCGCTACGTTGCCAAGTTTGTGCGCAAACAGGTCACGATAATACAAACCATTTTCTTTTTTTATTATTTTAAACGTGATTTTCGTTTTTGCCGTAATCTTATAATCGTATGAGCACAACGGAATTTTCAGGGGCTTGTAATCAGTTTGCCCCTTGAAATCTACATACGATTTCATACCTACCGACAAGGCTACATCCGGCTTTGTAACCATCCAATAGCCGTGACGGTCAACAGAGTACTCTTTTGCGTAAAAAGCATCCTCTTGCGGTAGCCCTTCTATATCTTTGTGCCTGTACCACAAAAACAACGCCGGGTTGTCTTTGCTTTTTCGGTATAGGTCATTGTATCCTTTGTCTAAATCAAAGCTTTCTATACCAACTTTCCATTCTAATATTTCTTCGAATGGAAACATTTTCTCATATCCATTCAGGTAAGCCGTGGGATTGATAATGACAATAGACTGCTCATTATTTTCATTGCTGATTGAGTCCCGCAGGTCTTCTATGGAGTAATTGAGCCCTGAATACGTTTCTATAAAAATATTTAGCTTTTTTGCCGTGGCTTTTATCTGCTTGACTTTGGTTAGTTCAAAGTGTTCGTAAAAAGACTGCATGAAATAGTTTTTTTGCCCGAGTTGCGCTTTTTTCATAAGCCACATTAAAAAGGCGGCTTTTCCCGCATCGGTTTTATACGACTCGTATTCTTCCCGGTACTGCTCACATATTATCATTGGTAGAGTTGAAAGGGGGTTTTTGCTGTAGAGATATCCGAGTATAGAAGTAAAAGCCGATATATCGCTGGAATATATATTTTTTGCTTCATATCCGGCTTGCATGGCGGTTTTTGGGATGGCAAATTGTCCCACAGCGGGGACAATGATTTTTGTGTATCGTTTTTTAAGCTTCTGGAAAAGGTTCAGTAAAAACATTCGTTGTTGTGCATGTGTGTTTCCGAGAAAAATAGTGTTGTTTTGAAGCATTCACATTTCTCTTATTTCTGGATGCAGGGAGCGAACTTGAACCGCTATTACCAGCCCGAGAAGGTCAGCGTTCTGATCTTAGACGACCCTGCAACTATTTGATTTTTATGGACACAGGGGGCGGATTCGAACCGCCATTTCCCGGTAACTCTACCGGGGGCCTTACCCTTAATTAGGCTACCCTGCGTTATAATGTTCTTATGCCGGGAACATCTCCAGTTGTTCGGCATAAATAGCTATCTCTTCGGTATTGTCTTTCTTGATATGCATTACTTTAATACCATAATCAAGCGCCAGTCTTCGGGCTATTTCGCTGTGCCTGTGACACTTGCGGTAATCTCGCTCTGAACACATAAGCACTGCATTCAAGGTTGCGTCAAAAACCAACAATTTTTTGAGTGTTACGTTTGCTATAACTTGTCCATCAAGCCCGCCGAGTACGTCACCCTTCCAAATATATGATATGCCGGGTGTCGATTCGACCACTGCCTTTAGCGTCTTTCGATTGAACTGTGGTCTGTACCTTGAGTACGGTTTTGTTCTCACATCCACAAGACAATAGATGTTACGCGCCTTCATTTGATTTACAAGCACTTCCGGCTCTAAATCGTTACCATAACCAATTGAGTAAAGCATCTTTCTCCTCCTTCGGGTTATTGTATTGGGTACGATTTAAATATAATGATTACAACCAGTTAAAGCAAGCTTTATTTTTTTATAATACCGTATTTATTTAAAGTAGTTGTAGCTCGCATTGTGTTCTTGTGTGCCCTATAAATTTAGGGGTTGTCTGCTTGCCGTTTCGCAACAAATGAATGACTGAGCATCCATAATTTTGAGCCAGTTTTTTTGCTATTCTGGTGTGGCGATGACATTTTGTCGGGTCTGCTGTTGCACCGAGCAAAAGAACTCTTTTTTTCGTGCTGATGTAAACAAGATGTTTTAGCGTTTTCTCTTGTATCTCTCGATTGCGCCCAAACTTCAAACCTTGCCACTCATATACTTTTCCGAGATGGGCGGCAAGGTTATTTTTGTCATATTCAGCATTAAAATTTGAGTTTGGTCTGTCTCTGATGTCAATTACTATATTTATGCTGTATTTTTTTATTATATCTATCAGAGTTTGCAGGCTGTCTTGACCGTAACCAAATGTATATAGCATCTTTCCTCTTTCTCCCTCTGCTAAGGTGGTCTTGATAAAAATGATAGGGGGTGCGGGTTCACTATATATTTTTTCCCAGGATGATTTCTTTTGTAAAATAAATACGCCCGACGCCACTGGTTTAAACGCCGGGCGTATACCCGAAAGGAGAAAGGAATGTTGTGGCAAACGTGGTATTGCTTTATTGTAGGTTTTTTGCTCACAGTTACAAATTAATCATTTAACTTCATTTTGTCAAGTATTTTTTACTTATTTGTTATTTTTTTTACGTATTGATTCTTTTAAGCCTTATATGGCTCCAGCCCGTCATGTCTTCGTAGTGTTCTCATCTTATCCCTGTCCCTCTGATTTGTACACCGTCTTGTCGTGGGGTCCTTATCTATCCAGTTATCCCTCGATTCTTTTGTTGTAAAAGAACGAATATTCGCAACGCTGGTTCCGGGCTTTGATACTCCGTGAAATTTCATTGTTTTGTCTTTCGCTATGGGGTTTAGGCGTACTTTATTGCTCTGCTGTTTAACCGTTGCTCTGATACTGAATGGCTCCTTAATGCCTTTACACTTCTTTCGATTTCCTCCTGAGTTTCTTTGTACGCTTCATGCTCTGTCATGCCAGCACTGACAAGCCCCGCCATATCGTTAAGCTGTTTTAGTCTGCAAAACTGGCATGTTTTTTTATTAATGCGGGGGTTTTCTTTTTGGCAATTTAGACAGATTTCGGCGTATATATTGAGTAACCTTTTCCCTGCTATCATTAAACCCTCGACATAAACAAAGTTCGGTATATATCCCGCGTTAGCTCAATATCGTACATCGCATCATGCAGCCGGGTTTTGTCAATCCTTATATCAAGCTCTTGCGCCACTGTAGCCAGCTTAAAATCTTTCATTTGTGCTCTTCTGTCCATGAGAGCATGTCCCGCAAGCACAGCAACGTCAATTGGCGGATAAAAAAAGTAACTTCCAAAATAAGCATCCCCGCATTTTTCGAACCAATTAAACATAAAATTCATGTCGAAAATAGCATTAAACCCGACAAAAAACATCTTGTCTGTTTTCTTATATTTATCAACAGCATCATCGAATTTATCTGACAAATCCCAATATACATTTTGGGGTTCTTTGTATGTTGCAATCTGCTCCCGTGTCGTTCCCGGTACAGACAATGCTTTGTCAGTTATTTCGTCTCCGGGAAAAGGCTGCACTTTAAAATTAAAAGGCTCTACATTGGTTCCAAAACCCCTATCAATCATGCCTGATATCTGAATTACCCCGCTGTGCTTCGGGTCAAGCCCCGTCGTTTCCACGTCGATAAATGTCAATATCATTCTTCATTCCCCTTTTTGTTTTTGCGGTTGATACTCTCATCGGCTGTGAAGCCGTTCTTGTATCTCTTCCTGAGCTTCGTCATGTTTTCACCCGCTACGGTGCTTAGTGTCGTATTCATTGCTTTGCAGCCCGCTACGGTGTACCAGAGCACATCACCAAGCTCTTCTTTTAGCTTTGCGCTGTCGAGTTCGTGCCCTCGCGCTACATGCTTCTTTACTATATCAGCGAACTCACCAGCCTCCCCGCACAATCCCAGAGCCGCAACCATCATGCTCCATGTGGGCTGAATGGCATCATAAATATAATAATGCATTTTTGACGCATTAATTTTCTCATTTATAAGCTCTTCCGAGCAATTCGTCTGTTCTTGCACGCATTTTGTCATGCCTTTTATTATAAGCTTCATCACCAATTTTCTATATTCGCCCTGGCTATTGGTGCGTGATGCTTCTGATTCGTAAGCTTCCATGCTGTCTATTTCCGGCAATTTATTACCCTTTCTTGAGCTATATATATGTATTATAAAGGCTAACATCCCTACCACTTCAAGTTTAAGGTTTTTCTCTTCTTTGGTTTATCCGGGGCAATAAGTAATTTTGGCTTGGTTTTCTCAGGCGGTTCGAATCCGAGCAGTTCAGAAAGCTCTTCGCTATCGAGAAAATCACCCATAAAAGAGACATTTGCCTCTTTGATGTTTCCCATCTCTGACTCAAAATATATTGAACCGAGTGCTGATATAAACACAAATTCAATGCTGGGATGCTCTATTATAAGCCTGTCGATCTCACGACAATGCGCGCCAAATAAATCATTACCCGTCATGCCGCCAAGCCCGCCATAGTCCAGAAATATGTGCGTATATTTGTGCGAGTTTCTTATGTGCTCCATCGGGCTATCCGTTACCATTGCCTTTACACCCAATTTTTTTAGATATTCCGTATATTTTGGGATTTCAATTGCACTGCCGAATGCATCCACATAAACTAAGATCATAATTCTCTCTCCTGGGGTTTAGTGCTAATATAAATATATATTTTGTGATTACTCGTGTAGCTTCTGACTTGTTTCGAATGACTTTTAAGCTATCAATGATAATACATAAAAAGCGATTCGTTTATGTGCTCACACGCCTTGAATACAAACGAATTATACTGAGGGAAAGCACCGTCTATACTGTAAATGTCGATTTCTACCGGAGCATAACAGATCTTATCAAAATAATTCGTTATCCAATGAATTGGGTACGCTTCGTCAATAATTTGAAGCCAGAGCGGTTTGTTTTCCTTTAAATATATGGTATGTTGCGCGCTTGGTATGTTGAGAAATATGATTGTATCTTTGTGGGAATGATCTGCCAATACATCATCACGTAGTTTGTAAATCTTGTCCGGGAAAACATGCTCAAAACAATCCATGAGTATAATAAAATCATATTTAACGCCCATGTGCAAATTCTTGCGAAACTCGGTAATATCTGTGTTGAAATATTTTATATTTTCATGAGCCGAGTGTTTTTTTGCGTATTTTATCAAATCCGGCGCGATGTCAACAGCATCTACGCGCCCCCCATGTTTGCCATCATGAGAGATGTTATACCAGTACCGCAACCGAGATCAAGCACTGTGTTCCCCGGCTTTATGTACCGCGATGCGAAATGTTCCCGGAAATAGAAATGTCTTTTATTTTCGGTAACATGATCTCGTTTTAACCGAGACAAAAAATCATTGTAATATTTTTTGACTTCTTCCGCTCCAATACTCATTACTTTTCTCCCGATTATACGTGAAAGCTAAAGGGTGGTGGTTGCTGAAATTCAATGTGTTTGTCTTGTGTTTTTACTCCGGCAATAATGCGGCAAAATGGATGCCTTTTTTTATGCTTCCGGGGTTTTCCATTTGGTTTAGTGTGCTTTTTTTTCATTGCTAAAGTACCTCTGTTGTAAATAATTTTTCTTCTGTCGGTGTATATATTCTGAATCGTGTCGAACAGACTGAGCATTTTGCCGTTATATCACAGCCGAATGTGGCAAGTGTTAACCAGAACATTTCTGTTTCTACCCCGCTCGCCCCGCAATTGGGGCAAGCGGGTCTTGCTTGCTTATTTTTTCTTTTCCGGGTGACGTTTTGCATATTCAAGCCTGTAATCTTTCAGTGAAAATATATCGTTATCACTCCAGACAAGGATCGGTATTTTTTGAGATATAAGCCATTTTTCCATTCGCAAAAACCTTCGGCTCCATGGGTTCACACCGCTGTCTGTTGCTGAAAAAAGCTTATGCCCATTCGATACAAGCATACCACAACTACCTTTCCCAAAATGATCACCCGCTCCGGTATCACGCGCCGCCCACAAATTTACGTCATTTCCATGCCCCTCAATGTCATTGCCCGCGACAGCAAATACTATTTTTTTGTACCTTGCTTCTACATCACTATCGTTGGCTCCAAACACGACACCAGGCGTGTATTCAGGTGGTTTTCCCCGGCTTTCGCATTCTCTCGCCCGTTCTTCCGTATCGTACCGTAAACCACATATATCACACTTCCATGTTGTTTCTTTTGTCGGCATTTCCACTTTCTTCGTTCTACGTTAAAATATTAAAATGGCAAATCTTCATCTCGTGCTTCCGGGTATGAAGCCGGAGGCGGCACGAATTTGGGCTGCTGGTTTCTGGTCGAAGCATTACGTTCTCCTGAGCGCTGTTGTTGCGCCCCGTGCTGTTGCGCATTCGGTGGGGGGGTGTATGATGAATTGTTATTATTTCCTGCCGCAGGTGGTGTATTTGAGCCGTTTGCGGCACTTGTCAGCATTATCAGCTTATTTCCGACAATATTGGTTGCATATCGCTTTTCGCCTGTTTCGGTTTCCCATGATTTTGTCTGGAGTCTGCCCTCTACGTAAATCCTGTTTCCCTTGTGAACATACTCTTGACAGACTTCGGCAAGCTTTCCGAAAAACGTTACACGATGCCACTCCGTGTGTTCAACCCATTCTTCATCTGCGTTTTTTCTGTTTTCGGCTGTCGCCACACTCATATTTGCTATTGTATACCCGGATTGAGTAAATTTTATTTCTGGTTCGTCACCAAGATTCCCGATGAGCATAACTTTGTTGAGACCGTGCGCCATTTCGCTATTTTCCTTGTTTTTTTGTTTGTTTTTAGCTTACTAATACGAGTTCACACTGCATTTTTGCGTTGTTTCTTACGGGCGGCAGATACCGGAAATATGCTTTTTCATTCCATACAAGCATTTCTTTGATGGATTCTATTGCTACTCTGGTGAGTACGCTTTCCCGTATTTTTGCCTTGATTTCTGCGATTAATTCAGGCGGGGACTGCTCGTAGTCAATTTTACTTATGAAGAATAACCTTCCCGCCATTGGTTTTTGGTTTTTGTTAAATAAATAAACAACTTCGTAATGGTGGTTTTTCGGGGGTGTTTTTTTCATTGCCTTTTCCTCTCTTCCTTTGCTTGGGTTTAGTGTGCTGGAGCTAATTTAAAAATAAAAATAATCAGTAGACAAACCAAGTATTATTTTGCTTTTTATGTTATTTTTATTCTTTTTTTGTTAATTATTGTATATTCTCTTGTATCTGCAAAAACTCTTTTTTATTAGCAATATTGTGAAATTCAATTATTTTTATTTCCCATCGTGGATTCATGGAATAATATTTGCCGCTGTCTTCTGTGTAATTGATAACCTGGCTGTCGTCTTTCCAAAATTCCGCTTGCGTCATGCAATCTTCAATACACTTTAATAAATTTGAGAAGTCCGGTTTTTTCGCTGGACGTATTAGCCCGAGTTCAGCCGCCTGGTTTTTCCACGGAACGGATGATATATATTTTGGCATTCTAACAAACGCTTTTACGCCCAATATAACAGGGCTTTCTATCGGTGAATGTGGTGAAAACTTTTTCAACTCTGGAATGATTTCAGCTTCATAAGCCTTTTGCTTGTTGTCTTTTGTTTGTTTTGTTGTCCATCCGTCTTTTTTATTGCTCCATTTCCCTTTTATCGCATATGACCTGCTTTCTCTTTTCCCTTCGGGAGAAATTTTTATAACAAAGCTTTTTATCACTGGCAAATGCCTTTCATTTCGTAACTGATTTCACCAAACCTTGTATACTCTGGTTTCCAGAGCATTAATATTTTTTTACCGAGTTTACCGCCTCTGTTTTTTTTGATTGTCAATTCTCTCACATATTCGTTATAAGCGCCTTCATTGTAGTCAAAAAACGCGCCGTCTTCAAACCCGGCGTGTCGATTGAATAACATCAATACCGTGTCTGCATCCTGCTCAATAGCCCCTGATTCTCTTAAATGTTGCAACTCTGGTTCATCGTTGCTCTCATTAACTTTTCTATTGAATTGACTAAGTGCCACCACCGGGATTTTTAGATTTTTTGCGAGTGTTTTTAATCCCCGGCTTACGCTTGTTATTCTCTGCTCCTGAGAGTCGCCACGCCCGGCTACAAGCTGGAGATAGTCTACTATTATTAACCCAATGTCTTTCTCTCGCTTCATTCGTTTTGCTCTTGCCATGAGCTCACTTATTGAAATACCGCCCTGATCGCTAATATATATATTCATCTCGTAAGCTTTACTTGCCCCGCTATTTAGCATCGCCCAATCTTCGTTTTTTAGCTTTTCTTGATATATTTTTGTTACATCGAACGGAGAAAGGTTTTGTATCATTCGCCCTGCGATCTCTTCAGCGCTCATTTCGAGGCTAAATAACCCAACCGGGACTTGCGTTCTTGCGGCATTCATGGCAAATTCAAGAGAGAGTGCTGATTTTCCCTCACCCGTTTTCCCGGCAAGAATAGTTAATCTGCCATTCTGGAGCCCGCCTATTTCTCTGTTCAGACTCGGAAACCCGGTGTTTACCCCGATTATTCTGTTTTCGCTGTTATTTATTACCCCAAACTTTTCCATCGTTGCAATGATTTCTTTTGATACAGGTACGTATCCATCATGTTTTTCATCTTTGTTTATATCGGTTAGCTGAGCCTCGAGGTCCGATAATATGTTTATTCCTTCCGTTCTGTCTTCGTAGCATAATAAGCTTGCGGTTCTTATTCGCGCCAAAATACTTCTTTTCAGCGTCTTGTCTCTCAATACTTCGCAATGATAAGCGATGTTTGCCGCGCTTGTTGTTTCTATTATCAATCGAGCTACAGCAGACTCACCGCCAGCCTTTTTAAGATTGCCGTCTTTGTGCAACTGAGTTACCATCGTCAACTGGTCAATTGGTGCGTTATTCTCGTGAAGCCTTGACATTGCCGCGAATATCGCGCCGCATTGTACGCTGTAGAAATCTTTCCGGGTAAGACTGTCCATTACTATGTTGGCGGCGTCTTGGTCATACATGACCGATCCCAATACAGCATCTTCAATATCCCGCGACTGAGGTATCTGATAATCGTCTTGCATCATCGCTCTTGTTTCCCTCCTGGTCTTTTTTCGCCTGCAAATATTCTGCCAGCGATACACTCTTACCTGTTTCCGGGTGAGTGAATCCTTTTATTTCTTCCGGGGTTTTGTGTGCTTTTTTTCTGTAGTAATCTTCTGGCTTGTCTATAACAGCGTCAATTGATCTTTTACCAAGAACATTGTAAACTGACAGCGCATCCGGGTTTTTCCCGTAATACGGGTCGGTTTTTTTTATTCGTATTATTTTTTTTAGTTCGCCCTCGGTATAAGTTTTCAATAAATCAAATATGAATCTGCGGTCTCGCGTGGCTTTGCCGGTTTGGGTTTTGAAATACGTTATAATGCGCCCTGCGGCTTGGTAGTTCGGGGACTGTGGTATATATGACCTGTCAAGCTCTGAGAGTGATTCTTTTAGCAGACTGTCGCCGGTAGTCTGCGTTTCTGCTGTGTCCTCATGCTTTTGCTTTTTGTCTTCTAAAAAGGTCTCTCTCTCACAGCTTTTTTCGGCTTCGCAATCTGAGAGGGGTAGGGGAGAGAGAGTACTTGTTCTTGTAATACTGTTCTTGTTTGGTGTTAGCTTTTTTGATCTTGGGTGTTGGTTTTTTTGGTCTTGGGTGTTAGGCTCTTGGTTTCGAAGCCCGTAATTCCATATGGGGGTAGGGGTTACGTCTGTCGCTTGGGTGTTAGATTTTTCATTCTTGGGTGTTAGATTTTTTGATCTTGGGTGTTGGGTTGTAAGATTTTCGTCCTTGGGTGTTAGATTTTTCATTCTTGGGTGTTGGTTTTTTTGGTCTTGGGTGTTAGGCTCTTGGTTTCGAAGCCCGTAATTCCATATGGGGGTAGGGGTTACGTCTGTCGCTTGGGTGTTAGATTTTTCATTCT